AGAACTTTATATTTATGACTTTGGTGTCTTTATAGAGCTATCTCCAGATGAAGAGCAAAAAGCGATGCTAGAGCAAAACATTCAAATGGCTTTATCAAAAGGAGATATAAACCTGGAAGATGCAATAGATATACGAGAGATTAGAAACTTAAAGCTTGCAAATCAATTATTAAAAGTTAAAAGAAAATCGAAACAAGAGCAGGACGATCAAAGAGAAATGCAGAAGCAGGCTATGATGTCTCAGCAACAATTAAAGTCTCAAGAAATGTCTGCTAATCTTATTATTCAGAAAATTGAATTAGAAACTCAAGCTCAAATAAAAGTAAAACAAGCAGAGATAGCTTTTGAAATAGAAAAACAAAACAACGAAGCTCAGTTAAAGTCAACTTTAATGAAACAAGAGTTTGCTTACAATCAACAACTTAGAGGTATGTCGGAAGAAGCTTTATCTTCTAGAGAGGGAAGCCGTGAAGATGCAAAAAAAGGAAGAATAAGTCAGCAGAACACAGAGCAATCTCAATTAATAAATCAACGAAAAAACAATTTACCTCCCAAAAACTTTGAGTCTAATGAAGATTCAATGGACGGGTTCGACTTAGCGGAGTTTGATCCAAGGTAGAAAAAAGTATATTGGATTTTTGTGTAATTTTGTAATAAATCAAATTAAATCAAATGGATATCAAAGTAAGAGAAGTAACAGATGCTGTAGAAAAGTCTAAACAAGAAATTGAACAAGACTTATTAACCAAGCACGAGAACGAACAAGAAAGCGAAAACAAAGATCCTCAACAAGAAATTGTTTTTAAAGATGTTAGTTCACAAGAAGGAGAGGTTAAGGAAAAAGAAATTGAAGAAAAGCTAGATGCGCAAGTAACAGAGCCTTTAGAAAAAGAAATTTCTGAATTAAAAGAAGAAGATGTTCTTTCATTTATTGGAAAAAGATATGGAAAAGAAATTAATTCTATTGATGAATTAATTAGTAAGCGTGAAGAGTCCGAAGAATTACCCGAGGATGTCGCGGCTTACTTTAAATATAAAAAAGAAACAGGAAGAAGTTTAGAAGACTATGTAAAGTTACAGAAAGATTTTTCTACAATGAACCCTGACTCTATGCTAAAAGAGTATTTGACTTTAACTGAGGAAGGTTTAGATCCTGAAGACATTGATTCTATTATGGAAGACTATGTTTATGATGAGGAGGTAGATGATGATTCAGTTATTAAAAAAACAAAGTTAGCAAAGAAAAAAATTATTGCTAAAGCTAAAAGATTCTTTAACGAACAGCAGGAACTGTATAAGCAGCCTCTTGAGTCAAGGGAACGTTCAGCCTCTCAAAATGAAGAATTTGAATCTTACAAGCAATATGTGAATGAAGCTAAGACAAATGAAGAAGAAAGTAATCGCAAATCAAAATGGTTTCGTCAGAAAAGTGACGAGGTCTTTGGTTCTGAATTTAAAGGTTTTAAATTTAAGATAGATGATAGTGAGATTATTTATTCTCCAGGAAATGCTTCTGAGTTGAATAAGCAACAAGCCACTCCTATGAACTTTATAAGTAAGTTTTTAGATGATGGGGGAATGCTTAAAGACGCAGAGGGATACCATCGTTCTTTAGCTATGGCAATGAATCCTGAAAAGTTTGCTCAGTTCTTTTATGAACAAGGCAAATCTAATGCAACTGAAGATGTTATACGTAAAACAAAGAATATAAATATGACTGAGCGTACAGCACCAGAGGTTTCAACAAAAGGAGGGTTTCAAGTCAAATCTGTTTCTCAACCTTCAAGTAGAGGGCTAAGAATCAAAAGTATAAAAAGAACTTAATATAAATTTAAATAAAAATTATTATGGCTGGACAAGTTAAAATAAACCCAACGTTTGCGTTGACTCCGAGTGCCGAAAGGACTCCGACAACCGAAAACTACATAACAAACTTTGACTTTTTAAATCAGTATCTACCGGATACTTACGAGAAAGAATTTGAGCGTTATGGAAATAGAACAATCTCTTCATTCCTGCGTATGGTAGGAGCTGAGATGCCTACTAATTCTGACCTTATCAAATGGGCAGAACAAGGTAGATTACACACTAAATACACTCAAGTAGGAACTGTTGCAGCAGCTGCAGCTCCAAATGCTACATTTCAAATAAATGATGTACTAGACCCAACTACTGCTGATCAAGTAGTTCGTATTGGACAGACAGTTGCTATTGTACAAAACAATGGAGGCGGAATGAATAAAGCAGTGGTTACGGCTACAACTGCTAGAGGTGCAGCTAATGGACAAGGATCGTTTACATGTTCTTTCTATGAAGCAGGAGGGTTAATTGCCGCAGGTACTGCAGCTGCAAACTCTGATGTTACTGTGTTTATTTATGGATCAGAATTTAGAAAAGGATCTGGTGGTATGGTTGGTTCAACTGAAGCTAATGACTTCATCTTTGACAACAAGCCTATTATCTTAAAAGACACTTATACAGTATCTGGATCGGATATGGCACAAATTGGATGGGTAGAGATTACTACTGAAGACGGTGGAACAGGATACTTATGGTACCTAAAATCTGAGCATGAAACAAGACTACGTTTTGATGACTACTTAGAAACTGCAATGATAGAAGCTGTACCTGCTGAAGTAGGTTCAGGAGCTGCTACAGCTGCTGTGCTAGGAAACGGAACTGCTGTTGCAAACGCTCCAACAGGTGCGGGATCAGACGGTATCTTTTATGTTGTACAACAAAGAGGTAATATTTGGGACGGTGGAAACCCAACAGTATTAGCTGATTTTGATAATGTAATTAGTAGACTAGATAAGCAAGGGGCAATTGAAGAAAACGTATTATTCGTTGATCGTCAATTTGCTTTTGATATTGATGATATGTTAGCTGCACAAAACTCTTACGGAGCGGGTGGTACTTCATATGGTCTTTTTGACAATGACGAAGAGATGGCGTTAAATTTAGGTTTCACAGGATTTAGAAGAGGTTACGACTTCTATAAGTCTGACTGGAAATACTTAAATGACCCAACTATGAGAGGTGGACTTCCAACAGGAGCAGGATCAGGACGTGTAAACGGACTACTTGTACCAGCTGGATCAACTAGTGTTTACGACCAAGTACTTGGTAAAAACGCTAAGAGACCTTTCTTACATGTTAGATATAGAGCTTCTGAAACAGAAGACAGACGTTACAAAACTTGGATTACTGGTTCTGCCGGTGGTGCAGCTACTAGTGATGTGGATAACATGCAAGTAAACTTCTTGTCAGAAAGAGCTGTTTGTACTTTAGGTGCTAACAACTTCTTTATCTTCCAAGAGTAATAGAGTGAATTTAATGGGGGTGTAAAAGCCCCCATTATTATTATAAATTTTAAATTAAATCTAATCAAATGAAAAATACTGAAAGGTATGTCTCTAAGGCATACAAATTAACAGGAGATGCTGCTCCTTTATCTTTAACCCTAGCTTCAAGACACACAAAAAGATTTCCTCTTTTATGGTTTGATGAACAAAAGGGAATTAATAAACCTTTAAGATATGCTAGAAATCAAAACTCTCCATTTCAGGATGAGCAAGATGATAATGCTATTTTAGAACCTGTAGTTTTTATAGACGGGTTTTTAACAGTACCAAAAAATAATCAAGTACTTCAAAAGTTTTTACATTTTCACCCTGGTAATGGAAGAATATTTGTAGAAATAAATAAAGCTAAGGAAGCTGCTCAAGTTGTAGAAGAATTAAATACAGAAGTAGATGCTTTGATAGAAGCAAGACAGCTTTCGTTAGAGGAAGTAGAAAACATATCACGAGTATTATTTCAAAAAGATATCTCACTAACTTCCACTGACGAGCTTAAAAGAGATATACTTGTTTTTGCTAAACAACAACCTCAAGACTTTTTATTATTATTAAAAGACCCTATGCTTAAGTTAAACGCAACAGTCCAAGGATTCTTTGATAAAAATATTATACAGTTAAGAAATAGTGAAAAAGAAATATGGTTTAATACCCCTTCTAATAAAAAGAAAATGTTAAATATTCCTTACGGAGAAGACGCTATTTATATGGCCGTCTCATTTTTTCAAGGAGAAGATGGTGTTGAGATGTTAAAACATTTAAGCGGATTGGCAAAAAATGTATAATAATATTTAGTATATTTAAATAAGAATATTTTTTCTTCGAGAGGAAAATCTGTTTTTTCATAGTAGTAGCCCTTATTCCGCAATAAGGGCTATTTTATTTATTGTATCTTTATACCTTATTAACATCTAAAATTTATAACTGATGGCAAAATTATTAACAGTAGAAACAGCTTCAAACGGAAATTTAATGATTCCCGCAGAGAAGATTATTTTTTGTGGTACTACCGGATCTCCCTTTACTACTACTGCAATTTATTACACTGGAGTAGAGGCAACTTTTGATGTAATCACTATAACTCATGCAGCAGATACTTCCAGTGGTAACAACATGATAAATTATTTACAATCAAAATTTGTAGAAGTAGCGCAAAGCAAGTGGTCTGAAGGAGTACTCGATATAACTCACGGTGCGCCTACAGTAATCTCTAACGTAACAATAGCTTAATTATGATAAAATATTTCAACCTTCCAGTAACCGGATTGAAACCGGTTTTAGTAAACGCAAGCGAGGCTTTGTTTATTAATCAAACATCAACTACAGAAACTTTTATAAATTATAACGGAACTTCTGCAAGCACAGACAGTATAAAGTTGACTCACGCTGTGGATGCAACCGGAGTCGCGATGCAGAATTTTTTAATAGAAGAATTGCAAAATATGCTCTCATCCTCTTATACTAATGTAGCTCCTCTTTTGGCTCCCCCAATGGCTGTGGGCATTATTCAACTAGCTTAATATTAGCGAATAACTTAATTATCTAAAGAGGGGTCAACAAAAATTGACCTCTTTTTTTTTTGCTTATATTTGTAAAAAGAATACCAATGATAAACTCTGTTCGAAATACTGTTTTGGCAATCTTAAACAAGAACAACTATGGGTATATCTCTCCAGGAGATTTTAATCTATATGCTAAACAGGCGCAGTTAGATATATTTGACGATTATTTTTATCAATACAATCAATTAATAAATCAAGAAAACGCAAGGTTATCAGGTACAGGATATGCAGATGTTGCTAAAGGATATGAAGAAGTAATTGATATTTTTTCTGTTACTAATACTTTAGCGCAAAGCACATTAAACCAGTATTTTTTACCATCACAGCTTACAACTAATGACGATTACTATTTGATAAATAAAGTGTTATGTTTTTCTGGCGGTATAAGGCTTGGAGAAGCAGAAAAAGTTTCTAATAGTAAAATAACAATGTTGCTCGATTCTAACTTAACGGGACCAAATCAGTTCTTTCCTGCATATAGCCTACAAGGATCAATAATAACCATATATCCTTCTACCTTTAATGGAGCTACAGATATTCAAGCACAATATATTAGATATCCTAAAGAGCCAAAATGGACTTATATAAATGTGGCGAATGGAGATCCTGCGTTTAATGAAAGTGCAGCTGACTATCAAGATTTTGAGTTGTCTCCAGATGACGAAACATCATTGGTGTTTAAAATACTTCAATACGCAGGGATGTCAATAAGAGATCTTGACGCTGCAAGATTTGGAGCAGATCAAGAAATACAAGAAGAACAAAAAGAAAACTAATGGCATACTTAAACCAGTTACAATATTACACCAACAATGGGCAATCTCCAACCGACGCTAATTGGGGGTCTTATCAGTATGTTTCTTTAGTAAATATCGTTAATAATTTTATGTTAATGTATGCAGGGAATCATTCTTTAATAAACAATGAAGAGAGATATAAAGTTTTGTTTCATACTAAAAGAGGTATACAAGAATTAAATTATGATGCCTTTAAAGAAATTAAAGCTTTAGAGTTAAAAGTCTTTGACAGCTTAGTGTTTACATTGCCTTCTGATTATGTTAATTGGGTAAGAATATCTTTATTTAAAGATGGATATTTAAGACCCTTAACAGAAAACATACAAGTAAACTCTGCCGCTTCATACTTGCAAGGTTCAACAGGAACACTAAGTTTCAATGCAAATGGAACGGTGGTATCAGCTCAATCTACTTTAGATGCTCAAAGAATCAACGGTTCACAAAAAAGCATTTACTTAAATAAAGACAATACAAATAATAGTTCAGCTCCTATAAATGCAGACAACCCAGATGGATGGAGAGATTATAACATAGGAACTAGATATGGTCTAAATACAGAAACGGCAAACTTCAATCCTACATTTAGAATAGACAAAAAAGCAGGAGTAATTAATTTTGACTCAACCATGTCAGGACAACAGTGTGTGTTAGAGTATATTTCAGATGGTATGGAAGGAGGAAACGATGCCGCGGTTAGCTTAAATAAAATGTTTGAGGAATACATTTATGCATACGTTAAATTTTCAATGTTAAATAGTAAATTTGGAGTACAAGAGTATATCATAAATAGAGCTAGAAAAGATAAAAGTTCTTTGTTAAGAAATGCAAAAATTAGAATAAGTAATATCCATCCAGGAAGATTGTTAATGAATCTAAGAGGGGAAAATAAATGGATTAAATAAAATGGCAAACACTCAAAGGAATTTTATTGCTGGAAGAATGAACAAGTCTCTAGATGAAAGACTTGTTCCTGATGGAGAATATGTTGACGCATTAAATGTTCGTTTAGGTTCTACTGAGGCTTCTGAAATTGGATCGGTTGAAAATTCAAAAGGAAACACTAAGCTTTCTTCTTTACAATATGAAGAAAACACTACATCTAGTGGAGCGGAACTATTAAGCGCAGAAGCAAAATGCATCGGTGTTTATGAAGACGGAAAAAATAACAGGATATATTGGTTTGTTCACGACCCAGCTTTTGCTAGAGGGCTTACCGGAAAGTTAGATTTAATTGTTTCTTTTAATCCCACAACACAAAACTTAGCTTATCACGTAGTCAGCATTGACGACGGGTCAGGTGTTAATACCACGTTAAATTTTAATCTTATAAATTTAATTACCTCTGTAGATAAAATAGGAGATTTATTATTTTTTACAGATAACATTAACCCACCGAGGGTTATTAACGTGTTACAAAATTATCCTAATCCACTTTTTAATGCAGATGTAATAACAGCTGAAGAGTTGATGGTTATTAAAAAACCCCCTACTTCTTCTCCCAGCTTAACTTTAAATACTAGCTCAACCCAAAGAGATAATTTTTTAGAGACACGTTTTGTTTGTTTTGCATATCGTTATCAATA